ACCCAACAGCGACTACTAGCTCAACTATACTAGGTGCATACGATCCAGAAGTTTTTAAAATTGATGGTGGTATGAAAGTTGCTGCTATAGTTGCAAGTTCAACAGCAAACTTATACATAGATGAGTTAAGCGAATGAGCAGAAAGATAGGCAAAAACCAAATCTTTCATTATCATAATCCGACAGGAGAGTTCGCTATAGAACACATCGAGGATATACAACCCCTTATAGACTCAAACAAAAAACTACAACAAGAAGATCATCACAGAGCAGATGAGTTTAGACTCTCTGCTCGTATACCGATGACTGTAGTTTATGAATGGAAAAGGACATATGGGGTTGATTTATTCAACAAAAACCATAAAGAGGGTGTAAGAAAATTATTAAATAGTCCTGAGTACAGGTATCTTAAAACAACAAATAGGCGAATATAATGGCAAGGATTAAATCGAGAAAACGATCAAGAAATTATGGCGAATTTGATGAAGGTAATTTAATTATACCTAGTGGTTTACTTTCTCGTTCAGCAATAGCACCTATGACTATTTTAAAAATTATTGGTGATATGGAAAGAATGAATTTTCCAAAGAAAAAATTGACAGACACACAGCAAAGAAGAATTAATAGGAAATAATTAACAATGGCAATATCAAATTATTCAGAACTCAAAGCAGCTATAGCAGACTGGCTAAACAGATCAGATCTAACTGATTCTATACCTGATTTTATAGTTCTAGCTGAAACAAGACATAAAAGAGATTTTAAAATAAGAAGAATGGAGACAAGAGTTACTGCAAGTACAGTAGCAGACTCTGAGTTTTACAGTCTGCCTGACAACTATGTTGCTATGCGTAACATACAACTCAACACAGATCCAAAGACACCTTTGGAATATCTAACACCTGAACAAATGGATAGAATACACGCAGGTAGCACAAAAGGTAAACCGAAAGCATACAGCATTATTGGTAACAACATACAACTAAGACCAATACCAGATAGTGCATATCAAATAGAAATACTTTATTTTAAACACTTTACAGCTTTATCAGATTCAAACACAACTAATGATATGCTTACACATCATCCTGATGCTTATCTCTATGGAGCGTTAGTAGAAGCAGAACCTTATCTGCAAAATGATAAAAGAATACAAGTATGGTCTGCATATTATGACAGAACAAAAAACGACATTATAAGTTCTAACGAGAGAGATAGACACTCAGGTGTAGCACCTACGACAAGAATTGACTATGGGTTATATTAATGACCACATGGACAGTACAGACAATAAGTTCTAGCACATGGACAACTGTACCTGAAACAGCTAGAGGATATATAGAGACTGAAGATAATTTATTCTTACTAGCTACAGAAGACAACGAATTAATACAACAAGAGGATTTGACAGATATATCAGAACTTGATTATCAAGATACAACAGATCCTTCTACAACTTGGACAGTACAATAGATGGCAACTAAAAAGATTTCAGAATTATCGACTACCACGACACCATCGAGTAGTGCGTTATTTCCTATCGTACAATCAAGCGATAACTTTGCAGTAACGCTTACAAATATTGCTGCAAATATGCCTGATCTTACTGCAACAAAAGTAACATCATCAAGCACGATTACAGCTAGTAGTGGTTTTATAGGAAACCTTACAGGTAATGTTACAGGAGATTTAACTGGTACAGCATCTGCTGCAACTCTTGCTGCAAGTGCTACAGCTTTGGCTACAGGCAGAACTATTGCTCTAACAGGAGATGTTACTTATACATCAGGGTCTTTTGATGGTACAGGAAATGTTACAGGAACAGCATCTATAGGAAGTGGTGTGATTGTAAACGATGATGTTAATGCAAGTGCAGCAATAGCATTTTCTAAGATGGAGAACTTAACTGCATCGAGAGCATTGGTATCAGATGGTAGTGGCGATGTATCAGTATCAGCAGTAACCTCTACAGAGATTGGATATTTAGATGGTGTAACATCAGGTATACAAACACAACTAGATGGCAAAGCATCAACAAGTTTTGTACCTACAACGATTACAGTAGCAGATGAATCAACTGATACGACTTGCTTTCCATTGTTTGTTACAGCAGCTACAGGTGATCTAGGACCAAAGACTGCAAGTGGACTTACATTTAATTCAAACACAGATGTCCTATCAGGCACATTCGCAGGAGCTTTGACTGGTAATGTTACAGGTAATGCGAGTGGCTCATCAGGGTCTTGCACAGGAAACGCAGCGACAGCTACTGCTCTTGAGACCGCAAGAAACATTGGTGGTGTATCATTCGATGGTACAGGTAATATAAACCTACCTGGTGTCAATACATCAGGAAACCAAGATACAAGTGGCACAGCAGCGATAGCAACGACTGTTACAGTTGCAGATGAATCATCAGACACAGCTTGTAATGTATTATTTACAACTGCTGCTACAGGTAATCTTGGACCAAAATCAGGAACAAATTTAACATTCAACTCTAGTTCAGGACTTCTTACAGCTACAGGTTTTGCAGGTGCTTTGACAGGTAATGCTTCGACAGCAACTGCCTTAGAAACTGCACGAAATATTGGTGGTGTAAGTTTTGATGGAACAGGTAATATTGATCTGCCTGGTGTAAACTCAGCAGGTAATCAGAACACATCAGGAACAGCAGCAGGTCTATCAGCTACCCTTGCTGTAGGAAGTGGTGGTACTGGTGCGACCTCGCTTACTGCAAATGGAGTATTGATTGGTAATGGAACATCGGCAGTTACTGCTGTTGATATGTCTACCAAAGGAAGTCTATTAGCAGGGGATGGCTCAGGAAACCCATCGACACTTGGAGTTGGTACAAATGACTTTGTACTTACAGCAGATAGTAGCGAAGCAACAGGATTAAAATGGGCAGCAGCAGCAGCTGCAGGTGCGACTGGGGCAGGTGGGGATCAAGTATTTGTTGAAAACGAAAGAGTTGTTACAACAAGCTATACTTTGTCCACCAATAAATCAGCTATGTGTGTTGGACCACTTACATTAAACACAGGGGTTACAGTTACAATCCCATCAGGAGAAAGGTTAGTAATACTATGACAGTTAAGATTAATGCAGATACAAGCGATGGATTAAAATTAGAATCAGATACAAGCGGTGAAGTAGATATACAGTCTAATGGCACAACTGCTCTCAATATTTCATCAGCAGGAAAAGTTACATCTACAAGCACAGGAGCAGGAAGTAATTTTGAAATACAATCTACATCAGATAGTTCGGTTGGAGCAGATTTAACACTTTACCAAAATTCATCTTCACCTGCCGATTCAGACATATGTGGTTTGATAAGTTTTGCAGGTAACGATGGGGGTGGTACTAAAAATACTTACGCACAAATAAGGGGTTCAGCTATTGATGTAAGTGATACTACAGAAGATGGCATGATTCAATTTTTTACACAACAAGCAGGAACTCTCGAAGAAAAAATGAGAATAGTGCATTCAGCTCGAGTTGGTATAAATACAACAAACTTACAAGGTACACTTCATGTAGATAGCGAGTTTGATGGAACTTTTGGTAGGGCTTGTATTCTCGCTACAACAGCAGATCCAACAGTAAACTCAGACAATCAATTGTTAGTTTTAGCATTCACAGGTGATGGCGATATTACTAGTGCAGGAACAGCAGGTACTTTTATTTCATTTAGAGATTCAGGTGGTCAAATAGGCACTATTGATGGAGCTAGTACCTCGAGTGTAGTCTATGGAACATCATCTGATTATAGACAAAAAGAAAATGTAAATTATACATTCGATGCGACATCCAGACTTAAACAACTAAAACCTGCAAGGTTTAATTTTAAAAGAAAACCAGGCGTTACTGTTGATGGATTTCTTGCACACGAAGTTTCTGATATAGTTCCTCAAGCTATTGTAGGTACTAAAGACCAAACTAAAGAAGCTAAAAATGTAGTCAAAAATGCTGATGGCACTATGATTCACGAAAATGTTACTGAAGCAGAATGGACACAAGGCAAGACAGATGGAACTTATGCAAACGATACAACATGGTCAGCAACAGCAACAATACCTGTTTATCAATCAATAGATCATAGCAAACTTGTGCCTTTGTTAGTCAAAACAATACAAGAACTAGAAGCTAGAATTACAGCATTGGAGAGTTAGATGGCATTAACATTACATGGCACAGTATCAGATAACACAGTAGCTTTAGATAGAAAGACTGCTACTCCTATAGTTATAAATGGTGATATGAGGATTGCACAAAGAGGAGATCAAACAGGTATAACATCAGGTCAATAT